AGAAGCTGTTAAGTTAGGCATTTCTGATACTGAGGCTGCTATTAAATTAGCCGACCTTGAAAAATTACAACTCAACGAAAATGGTGATGTAATTAATGCCGAAGAGATTGTCAAAGGATTGGTGGCTAGCCGTCCTTATTTAGTCGCTGGAAAGCCTACAGGCAATGTCGGTACTCCCACTCCGCAAGGAGAGGGTGAACCTAAACTTTGGAACCTGTCATTCCTTCGTGAAAAAATGAAGGATGCGGCATGGTACAAAGAACACGAAGCCGACATCGATAAAGCTTTCAAAGAGGGTCGAGTTGATACGACTAAGTAACTTGTGAAGGAGGTGAATAAATTATGGCCGCAAATAGTACGATGACCGCAGGCACACACCTGGCTAACTTTATTCCTGAAGTATGGGCGAATAAAGCTCTCGGTTATCTTCCTAAGTATTTAAATCTTATTAATACTGTAACTGTTGATGTCAATGCTGATGAGATTAGACGCTACGGTGACAAAGTCAATGTTCCTATCCGAGGCACCCTAACAGCCGAAGATAAGACTTCTGGCTCAGATGTTACAATTCAGCAACCTACTGACGATACGGTAGCTATCACTTTGGACAAACACAAAGAGGTTACATTCTCTCCTGAGGATGTTGCTCGAGCTTTCTCAAAGCCTGAGATAATTAATGGTTACATGGAAGACGCCGCCTTGGTGCTTGCCGAAGCTGTGGAGGATTCCCTCGCTGCACTGTATGTCTCCGCTGGAGATACAGTGAACGCTGGAGACGCAGTTGAATTGTCAGACCTCCGTTCTGCTCGTAGGAAGTTGATTACTGCTAGAGTTCCTAAAAATGCTCCCTTGTTCGCCTACCTAGATGAGTACGCTGTTGAGGATTTACCTTTAACAGATGCTAGTGTTTTGGGTACGAATAGACCAGTATTTGAAGGAAGTATTGCCCGCTTGGCTGGATTCGATATTTTCGAGTCTCAAGCAGTAAAGACCTCTGGGTCTCCTTCTTCTTATCACGACATGATATACGCAAAATCAGCTATGGCTTTGGTTGTAAGACCTCTGCCGACTGATGCTGAAGTATTTGGAGGTGCAAAGCAGGCAGTTGTGAGTGATCCGCAGACAGGTTTATCAATTAGGGTGACTATGTCCTACAACGCTAACGCCTTGGCTCCTCAAGTAACACTTGATGTGCTTTGGGGTGTTGGTATCTTAAGGGCTGCTCACTTGATAGATTTATACCACACAAATGCCTAGATTTAGGCAGGTAGCAACTAGCCCAGTGATTCAGGTTACTGGGCTTTGTTGTTTTATTAAACTGTCTATTATATATTTAGATTATGTATTTCATTAATCCCTCCGGAATAACTGTAGAAGTAACCGATCCCAAGATGATAAAAGAGTTACTAAAAAACCCCCGTTTCAAAGTAGCCTCCCAAGATGACGAAAAAGAATATCAGGCAGACAAGATTGAGGATAAGGAATTTTCTGTTTATCTCAAGACATCCGATGATTTCCCTGATGGTTATGGACAATCCCAAAAGATGCTTTTCAGGGCTTTGCTTAATGAAGGAGTCACAACTAAACGGAAGTATTGCGGACAGAAGATCGGACTCTTATACTCCTATCCCTACGGTATAGAAAGTCTAGATACACAGATTAAAATCATTTACACAATGTTTGAGAGTACCTTTATTCCATCCGATTGGAAACGGTATCTAGGTATGGCGGATCTTGTATTGGTCCCTTCAAAGTTCTGTCAAGAAGCCTTTGCTAGACGCGGGATTGAGACTAAGGTTCTGCCACTCGGATATAACGACAAAGTTTTTACCTATAAAGAAAAGGAAGAAAAAGAAGTTTTTACATTCCTTCATTATGACGCTTTTAATACTCGCAAGGGTTGGGAGTTAGTATTCAAGGCTTTCAATGAAGAGTTTAAGGATGAGCCTGTTAAATTGATCTTAAAGACTATCAAAACAAGTCTTCCGTTTCCCATTCTTAAATCACAATATCCAAAAGTAGAGGTTATTAAAAAGGAATTACCGCAGGAGGAGCTTGTTGATTTACTACATAACTCAGATTGCTTTGTTTTCCCGTCAAGAGGCGAGGGGTTTGGTTTAACACCCCTTGAGGCACTTGCAACAGGTACTCCTACTATTATCCCCAATGCTTCAGGAATGAGTGAATACTTTAACCCAGAGTATTTTCAAGAGGTAAAAGTTGCAGGTATGATTCCTGCCATTTATCATAATTTCTCTCCAGATGATGTAGGCGAGATGATTGATTGCGATCTTGAAGATTTGAAAAGACAGATGCGCTACGTATACGAACACCGCACCGAGGCATACGAAAAAGCCGCTAAAGGTGCTAAATGGGTCAAAGAAGCCTACCCTATCTCAAAGACTGGTAAAGAGTTGGCTACTATCCTAAAAGAATACGAACAAAAGACCGTGAAACAACGAGTTACTGCAGATGTGAACTTTGTCAGTCTCTTTTGGGCTTCCAATGGTATGGGTAGGGTAGGAGAGGAGGTTTTACTTGCTTTAGACAGGATGGGAATCAAGGTTAAGGCGATTCCTGATTATATAGAAAGGGAAGACCTGCAGGAAAGGACACTTGAATTAATTGATTTATCTAAAGAGTATTACGATTCAAATACAACGCTTTTTTATGCTGTGCCGCAGGTTATCCCTAAACACTTGACGGAAAAGAACTACCTACACATCGACTGGGATACAACCAAGGCTCCTAAAGTATGGGTTGATAACATAAATGAGCATATTAAGAAGGTTTACCCGTCCTCAGAGTTTGTCGAGGGTGTATTTAAGGATTCGGGAGTTAAACCACCTATGACTGTAATTAGACACGGAGTAAGGAGTGACAGATTCCCTGCTTTTGAAAGAGACACGAAAGGAGATTTTACCTTCCTTACCTGTGGCGACATTTCACTAAGGAAAGGTACAGATGTTTTAATAAAGGCTTTTGAGGAGGCATTCCCCGATGAACAAGATGTAAAGTTGGTTATTAAAAGTAACAAATCTGTTAATGAGGGCAAAATCAAAGTACCCGACGACCCAAGAATAGAGGTTATCGAAGAAAGATATAAACATGAGGATTATCTGAAATTATACGAAAAGGCTGATTGTTATGTCGCCCCTTCCCGTGATGAGGGTTTTTGTTTACCAGTACTTGAGGCTATGTCTACTGCCTTACCAGTGATAGTCCATAACTGGTCAGGAATGACTAGCCTTGCAAATGAAGAATATAATTATCCAATTGGCAGCGGATCTCCAATGAAAGCTGATATGACCTTTTACCCAGACGAGTATAAAGAAGACGGTATAGGTGACTGGAAGAGTCCAAGTAAAAAAGAGTTAATCGAGAAAATGAGATTTGTCTATGAACACAGGGAAGAAGCTGTTGCCAAGGGCAAAAAGGCAAGTGAGTGGGCTAGATCAGAATGGGACTGGGATAAACAAGTCTCTAAAATGTGGCTTGATATGGCTGAACAGGAAATTCCTGAATTGGTTGTTCCTAAACCACCTGTAAAAGAATGGGGCGAGTTCTACGAGGATGCTAATATCACACCAGAGTTTGTCACTTTATCATCTAACGCCCATAAGGAGTTATTTTATCTATTGAAAGGATTTTACCCAAATAAAATTATAGAGGCTGGTTGTGGTCCCGCTACAATGTCAGCGTTCCTCTCTATGCCTAAACACGAGGTCAACGGAGTCGAGATAAATAATCACAAATTCAAAGAGATAGTCGCTATGGATAATGACAAGGGAGTTCTAGAAATAGCCGAAAAGAATTTAAAGCAATTTGGAGATGTTAAATTACTTAACGATGATGCCTTTACTTGTACCGAAACAGCCGATTTAGTCTTTGCTCAAGGGGTGTTAGAGCATTTAAGTAATGAGCAAATGCGCTCTCTCATTGAAAATCAATTAAAACAAGCTCCTGTTGTAATCCACTCTGTACCCAACAGGGATTACGCAAAAATAGACTTTGGTAATGAGAGACTGCTCTCGGATAACGAATTTTATCGCATATTTGAAGGTTTTGATGTTACTGTTTACCGTTATTGGAACGAAAAAGGAGTAAAGAAAATGTCATTGCTTGTATTCAAGAGAACCGAAACAGCACGACCGAAAGTATCAATCATTATGCCACTTATGAATAGTAAGGAGATGTCAATCAAGGCTATTGAGGCTGTTAGAGCCAATACTAAAGATTATGAATTAATTGTAATAGATAACGCATCCACAGACGGCATTGGCGAGTGGTTAGATCAACAGAAAGACCTGCGAGTTATACACGCTTGTCAAAATCTAGGTGTACCAGCTGCAAAGAACCTTGGTATAGCATTAGCCAAGGGAGAATATATTTGTTTCCTAGATAACGATACAGAGGCAGGTGAGGGGTGGCTAGATGACCTTTTAGCCGTGTTTAATGATAAAACAGTAGGATTTACAGGTACAGACGGTTATTTAATTGATAAAGAGAAAAAATGGTTTCAAGGTATACAATTCACAGAACAATCTATTGCAGGACAGGAGATAGAATGGGCGGGTCATTCAATATTCGTATTTCCGAGAAGACTGATTAAAGAAACAGGTTTACTCATTGATTGGGATTTATGGTGTATTGAGGATGTAGATCAATGCTGCAAGATAAGGTCATTAGGATACAAAGGACTCATGCCTTCAAAACCAGTCAATATTAAACATCTAGGGGGTGTAACTGCTCGCCCTATGACCGAGATTTGCGCCAAATTCCCAAAAGCAACAGCTAAAATATGGGAAATATGGGGTGATTTCATTAATAACCGTGATTTAGGAGCTAAGAT